ACTTGACTTTAATTGCTGAGTCTGTTAAAATAAACAACAAAATGCGAGAAGAGTATGAACTCGATGAACGAGAAAAATCTAACAACATAAATTTTGAGGATAAATAATATGGCATCTATAATGGACAAGTTGAAGAAAAATTCAACATTAGGAAATACTGCAGTGCTTTCTGATTCTAAATTTTTTACTGAATCAGATATGGTAACTACAGATGTACCCATGATTAACGTAGCATTAAGTGGCAACTTTGATGGTGGTGTAATGCCAGGTCTTACTGTACTTGCTGGACCAAGTAAACATTTTAAAACATCGTTTGCACTAAAAATGGCATCATCTTATCTAAAAGAAAAGAAAGATGCAGTACTATTGTTTTATGATTCAGAGTTTGGTTCACCACAATCTTACTTTGAACAATTTGACATTGATACAAAGAGAGTCTTACACACACCTATTACTAACGTAGAAGAATTAAAGTTTGACTTGATTAGACAATTAGAAGAACTAGATAGAGACGATGATGTAATTGTTGTAATTGACTCTATCGGTAATCTTGCATCTAAGAAAGAACTCGAAGATACATTTAATGAAAAGTCAGTCGCAGATATGTCTCGTGCAAAATCACTGAAAGGTTTATTTAGAATGACAACGCCTTATTTGAAAATGAAAAACATACCGCTTCTTGCAGTAAATCATACTTACAAAGAAATTGGTTTGTTTCCTAAAGACGTTGTTGGTGGCGGTACTGGTATTTACTATTCTGCAGACAACATTTGGATTATTGGTAGAAGACAACAAAAAACTGGTACAGAAGTTACTGGTTATGAGTTTGTTATCAACATTGAAAAAAGTAGATACGTTAAAGAAAAATCTAAAATACCTATCTCAGTATCATGGGAAGGTGGCATAGAAGAATTTAGTGGTCTACTTGATGTTGCACTTGCTGGTGGTTATGTAATCAAACCTAGTAATGGTTGGTATCAAGTAGTTAACAAAGAATCTGGTGAAATGATTGGCAGTAAACTAAGAGAAAAAGATACTTTAACTGGTGAGTTTTGGAATCCTATCTTTGCTGATACAGACTTCAAAGATTTTGTAAAGAATCAATATTCTATTGGTCTGACTTCAAAAGTAGATATGGAAGAAATTGTCAGTGAATGATATTTTAGATAAACTTAGTGAAGGTATTCACTATGAGATTATTCCAAGTTCGTTAGATGAAAAGGGTTGGGACGTAAGACTATTAGAAGAGTTTCCTGAAACTGTTATACGTTATGGTAATGTCGCATTCGATGGAAAACAAGATGCACTTACTTTTAATTACGAAATAATTAGCAGTCCTGACCCTGACTTAGAAATAGAAGGCAACTTTGAGTTCCAAGAGTATTGTGGAAGAATACTAAGTAATATTATAGAAGCATCTATTACTGATGGTTCAATGATGGCATGGGATAAAGATAACAAAGAAGTTCTTGCAACGAAAGAAAATTTAGAATGGGCAGAAAATGAATATAAATCTAGAACAGACGATACTTAGAAATCTTCTCACTAACGAAGAATACACACGTAGAGTATTGCCGTTTTTAGCACCTGATTATTTCGAAGGTGTATACAAAGACTTATTTAAAGAAGTAGCAAAGTTTGTATCTAAGTACAATAAGATACCAACTTTAGAATCTTTTAAGATTGAAGTTGATGAAGGTAATAGATTAAGTGAAGAACATTATCGACAAGCAATCGAAATGTTACCAAACATCTTTACTGCTGAATCTGAAAATTTAGATTGGTTGATTGAAAGAACTGAGAAGTGGTGCCAAGACCGTTCAGTATATAATGCAGTCATGGAATCTATATCAATCATTGATGGTAAACACGCAACACTTCAAAAGAATGCAATACCAGATGTTTTATCAAAAGCACTTGGTGTTTCTTTTGATACTAATATTGGTCACGACTATCTTGAACAAGTAGATGAACGATATGATTATTATCATGAACAAGAAGAACGTATACCTTTTGATTTAGATAACTTTAACAAGATAACTAAAGGTGGTCTACCAAACAAAACTTTAAATATCGCACTTGCAGGTACAGGTGTAGGTAAATCATTGTTCATGTGTCATTGTGCATCTAATATATTATCACAAGGTAGAAATGTTTTATACATTACTATGGAAATGGCAGAAGAAAAGATTGCAGAAAGAATCGATGCTAACTTATTAAATATACCAATCGACCAGATTGAGAATTTATCTAAAGATATGTTTAGAGACAAAGTGTCTCAGATAACTGCAAAGACAGATGGTAAATTAATTATCAAAGAATATCCCACGGGTCAAGCAAACACTTCACACTTTCGTGCATTACTTAATGAATTAAAACTTAAGAAAAACTTTATACCAGAAATAATCTTTGTTGATTATCTAAACATTTGTGCATCAAGTAGAATGAAAATGATTGGTGGTAGTATTAACTCTTATTCTTATATCAAGAGTATTGCAGAAGAGATGCGTGGTCTTGCAGTAGAATTTAATGTGCCTATTATGAGTGCAACACAAACAAATAGAAGTGGGTTTACTAGTGATGACCCTGGTCTAGAAGATACTTCTGAGTCATTTGGTTTACCTGCAACTGCTGATTTAATGTTTGCATTGATATCAAATGAAGAGTTAAACACAATGGGTAAGATACTTGTCAAACAACTAAAAAACAGATATAACGACCCGACTAAATATAATAGATTTACATTAAAAGTTGACAGAAGTAAAATGAGATTAGCAGATGATGATAATCAAAATGTCGTAACGAACAATGATGATGTGCCTGTATTTGATAAGTCAACATCAGGTGAAAGAGTAAGTTCAGAAAAATTTAAAGATTTCAAATGGGAATAGTAAACAAAGTAAAAGATACATTATGGGGAGCACCAGATAAAGGAATATCTGGTGAACCAGACCCTGCAGAATTAAGTGTTGACAATGCATATAAAACTAGATGGATATGGTATCATACTATCTTGGGCATTGAGTTGTTAATAGTTATATTAATACAGTTAGCAATATTAGTTGTGTTAGCAGTAAAATTATAGGAGAAAATATGGCAGATATAAAAACTGTTGTGACTACTTATGGAGAATACATAGGTACAATTGAAGAAGGTGCAGACGTAATCAGAATGAAAAATCCTAGAATGGTTATACAATCAGAAAAAGGTTTTGGTTTTGCAAAAGGTGTTTGTGTAACATCTGTAGAGTCACCTGAAGAGATTGTAATTAAAAAACCACAAGTTGTTTTAGTGGTCGATACACATGAAGATGTTGCTAAAGCATATGAAGAGGCAACATCAGTAATAGAAAGAGTATGACAAAAGTACTCATAACTGGGCATACTTCTGGTATTGGTAAAGCAATATTAGAAAATTGCCCTAGTAATTATGAAGTCCAAGGCATTTCTCGTGCAACAGGACATAACATTACAGAAGACCTTTCAGATGTTTTAGGTTATATTAAAGAATATGAACCAGACATATTTTTTAATAATGTTTGGGGACATGGTAAACAAAATGAAATCGCTACTTGGTTTACAAATAGATTCGAAAAAGGGATTATGATTACTACAGGTTCTGTTTCTGGTTACAAGCATTTAGTAGACGCCCTTGATAATTTTTACGACCATTTGTTGAAACAACCATACATGCAATATAATGAAAATAAAGCAAAATTATTATTAGAAGCATTTATGTGGAAATTAAGAAATAAAGATGGAAAAAAATTGTATTGGACAAACTACAGTCTTGGTTTAACTAAAACTGGATTGACAAATAGAGATGTACATGGTAACTTTGACCCAACAAGACATGAAGCATATCCAATGATAGACCCAGACGATATTGCTAAAAGAATGTGGAAAGATATAGAAAACAAATTATATTTAGAGCAGTTTGAAGTTGCACTTGAACAAAATAGAAATTGGAAAGACGAAGACAGAGTGCAAGTTGTCATGGACATAATTACAAATATAGAAATATATGGTGCATAATGGGCGAATTTAGTAGTGCAGTAGAAAGACAAAGAATTTTACTTGAAGCAGAAAAGTGGGCAAAACAAATTGTACAGATACAATGCCACGCATTAACATCTTTATATTATGATACTGCTGAAACTAAAGCAGAAATAGAAAAGAATGGACCAGTTGTAGATACAGTATATAATAGCGGTCTTATTATTAGAACAAGAAATAATAAAGAAGTTTGTAGATTTGGTATAGAAAGAACAGGCGATGATTTAATAGACTGGTATGGCAGAAATAGTAATTAATAATTCTTACTATAAAAACAAGTTAGATAATTTAATAGATGAATTTTATTCTTTAGATTATGATAATATGGACTATACAAAAATTAGTGGCGACTTAGATAATGGTGAATACTATTGTTCTAGAGAATATTTAAACGATGTTATGTCAAGAGAACACGTTGGATATCCTGATGCTTATTATAGTAGTTCTGTAAGTAATGCATTTGAAAAAAATCCAAATAAATGGAAATGGTTTTACGAATATTACAAATATGAATTTCCACCAGAAATTGGCGCAAAGCATAATGCTTTATTAAATTATTATCCACCAGGTGG